GTCGGCATGTTAACACGGTAACATGCACCCGTCAAGAGGGGTTTTCGAGGTTTCTTGCATTTTCTTGGAGTTGTGCTATAATGTTAGCATGTTGGCATTGTAGGAGGTTGACTTGAAACAAGTTGCCGCGCGTGTCCCTGATTTAGTGAGGAAGGTGTTCAATACAAAACTCGCTGAAAATGAGGATTCGGCCCAGGAAGTCTTGTACGGGGCGGTTCTTGATTACCTGGAAGAAAATGGCCTCGACGTGTCGGTATATAGAGCTGATTTGTCTTGTAGGTCTGAGACAAACACTTCTGTGGAAATTGTTTCTCTAAATGTCGCGTCTCTTTCTAAGCGGGGTATTGTCCGAAAAGAAGAATACGGCCAGCCGATCCCTGGCAAGCCCGACTACGTCAGGACGGCGCCTCCCGTGGCAAAAAAGCGGATTTCGTCAGGCAAAAAAGTGGGACCTCTTGAAAAGGACGGGACCGGCCGATAAGAAAAGAAAGGTAGAAAAATGGAACTCATTAATTTTAGGGCTCCCGCAACGCCCATAGCGGACATGGTAGACGTGCGTCTCTTGGACGACGATTCGATGATGGCGACGGTTAGCTTGGCCCGGGCGACATACGAGGCCATGGAAGAAGCTGCGCGGATATCTGGCGACGATCCGCGCGATTATATCATTTCCCTTTTACGGGACAGCTACTCCTCGACGATGAGACGGTCCAGAGCGGAGAGGAAACGGATGGATCTCTCGACATACGCGCGCCAATAGGCCTCGTCTTGTCGGCTTCCCTCCCGGTGGGCAAGGCGCTTCATGCGCGCGCCGTTCTTCATTTCCTCGTAAATCTGCGCGCGAAGCTCGCGCAAGTCGTGGCTGGTCATGGTCCCCCGGCGGGCGCCAGGGCGCCCTAGTCGCTTAAGTAGTCCTCGAGCTTCTCCTCGCGGCAATATATGGCCAAGAGCCTACGGACCGGCTCGGGGCAATGCTTTTCCCCGGCTATGTAGGCCCGTGCTGTACGAGGTGAAATTCCCGATACTTTTGCGATTAGGTCTTCGGTTAATGAATGCATAACCACAAGCGCCTTGAAGTCGATCATAGGGACGTGCTCCATCCATGAGGATTGGAGCAAGTTTTTACCCTATGGGCTCGGCACTTGCGGAGGCGGATAGAAAAATAGCACGGTTCCGGAAAATGCGCTATACTTGCGCTAGAGGGTAAACCATGAAAAAGACATTATTCGTACTCTTGTTTGCCTTGGCGGGGGCGGTGGCCTTTGCTGAGGATTCCATCGTCGGGCGATATTTTTGGAACAGCCTGTCAGAGAACGAACGGTATATCCTTTGTTACGGCTTTTTTTTAGGTGAAGACGCCAGGGGAAAGCTCGAAGTGTGGCTTCCTAAAAACCAGCCGGTTCCTGAATGGTATGTTTCCGCTCTCGCGTCGCGCAAAAGCCTTCGTGATTCGGAGGATGGGGTAATTGAAATAATGATAAGCTACTTTGATTACTACTTTTCTTTACCTGAAAACAAAGACAAGGATTTTACCGTCGCGGTATACGATCTTTTCTACCTGCGATCCCCGCTTTGATTTTCGCGTTGTGCGAAACCATTGCAACCAATTTGCAACCATTTGCACCATTGTGCCATGGTCTGCCATGGTCTACGGTGGAGTGCCTAGTTTAGGCCCCGAAACGAGTTAGCGCGTAATTCGTTTTGGCGTAATTCTTTGAAAATAGGCTATTTTAGCCTTCTAAGCAGCAGGTCGGGGGTTCGAGTCCCTCTGGTCGCATTTCGTAATTCAATACAAAACAACGAATAACGGATTCGCCCCGCTCCTGCCGATACTTAACGCATGGGTATTGCAACCACTTTGCAACCATGCCAACGGGGGTAGGCATCATGGATACTGATTACTGGGTCGGGAAGATTGCTGGGCGGGGTGACATTTTCTATGTCCGCTTCCGGCGCGGAGGGAAGCGCGTCTTCGTCTCCACGGGAAAGACGAACGAGAAGGCCGCGCATAAGGAAGCCCTGCGCATCATCGGCCAGCCCACTGGCTCCGATACGCTCGTCGGGGACTTCCTCAAGCCGTTCTATTCCGATACGTGCCCGCATATCACCAGGCTGCGCGATGAGGGGAAAAACTACGCGGAGAAAAACCGCAAGGCAAACCGCTCGCTCCTGGAGCGCGTCATTCTCCCGGATCCGATCTGCTCCATCGCGCTCGGTGAATTGACCCGCGGGGACGTGCTCGGGCTCCGTAGGCGCCTGGTCGAATCGCTCGGGGCTTGCCGGACGGTGAACGTCGCTATGCGCCTCTTCTCCGTGGCGATCCACGAGGCGCTCTTCCTCGAGTACATGACCCGCGATCCCTGCGCCAAGATCGGCCAGGTCGCCTATCCCAAGAAAGCGCGCAAGGCCCTTCCCCTGGTGGATGTCCGCGGGCTCCTGCTCTTCTCTCGGTGGTCGTGCTGGGAACACTGGGCGGCCACGGTCACGGCGGCGATGACGGGCGCGCGGGCGGGGGAGGTTAGGGCCCTTACCTGGGGGGACCTGAACGTCAAGGCGAAGACCATTTCCATAACCAAGGCCCTCGATCAAACCACGTCCGAGATCCTGCCGCCAAAGTGGGGAAAGTTCCGAACCGCGCCCTATCCGCTCGCCCTGCAGGCCGTCCTCGAGCTGCGGCGGGACGATGACGCGGAGGCCTTCGTTTTCTCCGGCATGGGCTATACCCGATGGGCCAAGGAATTCCGCCAGGTAGCCATCGCCGCGGATGTTCCCGGGGTCACCCTTCACTCGCTGCGCCATTCCCTGAATACCCACCTACGGGGAAACGGCGTTTCGGACGAGGGAATCCGGGCCGCGCTGGGCTGGTCAAATGATTCTACCCAGGAAGGCTACACCCATCGGGAGTTATACGATTATTCTGACCAGGTGAAGGTAATCGACCGACTACTCGGGCCGCCTCGCGCAAGTCGAAAGCTTCGAGAGCCTTCACGAAGTCGTGAATAACGCGCTCCGTGCTGTCCGCCATACCTGAATAGGTCTCGATGAGTTCCGCGGCGACGCGCTGCTCTTCAGGTGTCCAGCGGCCGGCCGCGGCCAGGAGGTTGTCCCTGGCCGCCTCCGTGTACTTATTCACCGATGGCCGCGAGTCGCTGTTCATATTCGGCAGGGGTATGGCCGGTCAGCCATTGGAATGGATCGTAACCTGGGGGCATAGAGGCCCGGCCTCCGAGGGTCTGCCAGTATCGGCCTTTCGTATAGCCGCTGGGCAGGCGCGTCATGATGTCGTTGGGGTTCTGGTAGAAGTGGACCTCGTCGAATATCGCCCTAGACGCATCCGAGGGGCAGAGGAGGAAGTTCGGGCATCCGAACACGTCGGCGGGTAGGCCACGGTGCGCGGCGGCGCGCGCGGCCAGGGGGCCGCCATGGGAATACCCGCTGAATCGCTTGACCATCGCGCGCTCAACGATGTCCTTCACTTCGAGCCATGCCAGGTGGAATCCCAGGTGGACCAGCATCCACTTCCCGCCGATCTTGGTGAGCCAGGGGATGATGGTGATATTCTTCCACCAGTCCTCGGCTCCGCTGGACGGCTGAAAATACATGGTGTCCCCGACGATCTTCCAGGAGACCTTGCTCTTGGTATTCTGGTAGGATCCGCCATTGCATATTCGGAATTCCTCGAGGAGAGTCATGACGAGGCCACTCCTTTTTCTTTCTCGCGAGTCCGGAAGTATCCGAATCCCATCATTGAGGAAACAAGGCCGATGAGGTCCATGATCCCCAGGTCGGGCATGGGGACAAGCTCTCCTTTCTGGATGCAAGCCCAGCACCAGAATCCCATGCCTAGGACGACGCGGACGGGGTAGTAGGCGACGATACCGACGCCGCAACCCCAGCCGATGAACGGCCGCCACCCGGACTGGAAAAGGCTCTTGCTGGCCGCGTCGATCTTGTTGAGTTCGATCATAGCCAGGGGGATGGCCTGTTCGAGCTCCTGCATCTTGGCCTCGTGCTCGAGGATGGCTTGGTCTAGGATAGCCTGGTCCTTCGGGTCAAGGGTGGCCTTGCCCTTGATGGTTTCCACCACCGTCTTAAAAGCGGACGCTCCTCCCGTGACTAGCCCCTGCAAGCCCTGTAAATCGATCTTGATATCCCCCGCCATGCTATTCTCCTACGAAAAGCTCGTAGGTCCCCGTCCCGGAAAAGGCGATCGCCGCGGGTCGTGCCGTGAGAGCCCCCGATATCTGCGTCCAGTTCCGACTCGTCGAGTCCATGGCCAGTTCTGGGTCCGTCGAGTAGTAGGCCGTCACGCCTGCCCCGACAGTCACAAGGGGGATACCCTTTGTCCCGAGAAGAGAATAGACGACAGCCGCGGCGGCGAGCGTCCCCTTGGCCGCGCCGTTGGAAATCGTCTTAGTTCCCGATGCGTCGTTGAAGTTCTTCATTGCCCCGACGGTAGGCGTATACGCTAAGCTCGCCACAATTCCACCTCCTAAGATGCTTGCGGATAGAGATAAAAGGCGCCACACGGAGCCGCCGATCTTCAATTTTCCTGCCTCGTTCAGGTGCCCGCCGTCCGAACTGTATGATGAGACCATGCACTCCCGGCCGCCAGATATTTCCGTTCCTCCGTCGGACTGCATGTCGGCGATATCCCAAAGCGGGAGATTGTTCTCGACGCCATACTGGCGGATCATTACGTTTGAGTGCTGACGTGATGTTGGGTTGTGGTCGGTGTTCGCCGCTGTCTCGATCGGGATGGTCACGAGGGGGATGACGACCCCGGGGTTCGCCGCCTGGGCCGTGGTATGCGCCGACCGGATCGCGTCGAAATCGGCATCAGGGTCGGCCGAAGCGTCGATGAAGCATTCCTTCTGGAAGGCCACCCCAACGACAGCCCCGAGGGCCGAAAGGGAAGAAGCGAAGCCTGACAGCTTGGCGGCAAGTCCTGGATTACCCCGGAAATTGTCCTGGATCCCGTTATGGCTAGAGAACCAGGCGGCGGAGTATCCGGACGCGTGATGATCGCGAAGAAGGCTATACCGGGGATTCTGCGCGTAGAGTAGGGCTAGGCCGCATAGGTCGGTGAGCTCGTTATGGTCGACGCCCGTGCTCGAATCAACGTCCGAGTCCCCAAAAACGTCCTGACCAACGGAGGCATGCTCGACGTAGACCTTGAGCGCGGCGGCGGCGAGAACCTGCGCATCGGTCAAGGAGGCCGGGTCGTGCGTCCCGTTGCGGATAACGCGCGGCCCTCCCACGTAGGCCGTCCATTGGGCGTAGAGCGTCACGTCCGCGTCGGGCATCGTGAGCGTGGCGCCTGCGGCGTAGGCCGTGCCCGATCCGTTGGCGGCGGTGTTCCAGCCGGTGAAGATGTATCCGAAGCGGACCATGTGGATCGGCCGGGCCGCGACAGAAATCTGCGCGTCCGCCGCATTGGAGCTTGATGCCGGGGCGCTTCCGTGCGTGGCACCGTTGGCGTTGTAGGCCAGGGTATGCCCGACGGGCCCAGATACGGCCGAAACGAGGAAGATGATGTCCGCTAACCAGGTGTCATTGTCGCCGAAGGTAGCCGTGCCCCTGATGTCGCTCTGAGCGGAAGAGAATGCTCTCCACCAAATGCCACCCCGCCCGCTGCGACGGTATCCATCGGCCGCGACTCCGCCGATCTGTTCATTGGCTAGTGCCGTTCCCGCACGGTTCCATCCTCCCGCAATGGCTAGGGTATCGTCCCCCGAAGCCGATATCATGCCGGACTGGATCGTCGCGGAAGCGCCATAGGCGGGCCGGTGGTCGACGACGGTTATCGTCTCCCCGGCATCGGGACGGACCTGGAGGGCCTGCATATCGACGACGGTCAAGCCAGACGTGAGGGACAGCCTTATGGCCGCCGTGCGCGCTTCGGTGATGGTGATGACGAAGAACCGTTCGAGGAGGTCAACGGCCCCGTTGTACAGAGACCATTCTTGCGCGACGCCTACCTCAGACCCTCCGACGACGCCAACCGATGCTGTCGGGATATTCCCGGCGGCATTGTGCCCCGATATCTTGACGGCGACTCGATCGCCAACCTGGAGCGCGAGGGTGCCATCAGTATCAAGACTCACAACCTCCGCGTATGAATAGCCGCTCGTGCTGTTGACAGGGTTCATGCTCATGCAGGGGTCCTCCTCGGCAACTGAACATGGGGGCCGTCCCATCCGGGCGCCCCGTACTTTGCCCATCGCCCGCCCCATACCAGGCCGGCGCTTTCATAGATCACCCCGCGCTTGGTCCATTCCTCTTCGGGCGCATTCCACCAGAGGTCTCCGTCGCGCAGCGGGACAAGATCGGCGGCCGTCCCATTGCCGTGTCCGACGCCCTTGTAGACGGTCGCCAGGCCTCCGGGCGGATCGGTCGTGATCTTGGATCGGTTCTGCGCCTCGGTGATGAGGTAGAGTCCTGCCGACTTCCGGAGCGCGTTCACTTCATCAAGCGGCATCCGTCCCTGCGCGCAGTAGGCGGCTTGCACCTCGTCGTCCCGGAGCGTCTCGTAGACATAGGTCGGGAGGTCGGCCTGGATGAGCCGCGCGATGGCGGTGTTGAGCCGGTGGCGCATGTCGTCTGTCAAAAGGTTTAGGTCGCGGTGGATCATTTCTTCACGCCTCCAAAAACTGCGTTGATGATGGACGCCAGCCCTCCGCCCCCGAGGAGCGACGCGGCGACGATGGCAATGCTCTTGGCGGGAGACCGGCGGCGCTTGAGGGCGGACACGGCGGCGAGGATGTCGTCCATCTTCTTGTCCTGGGCGCTCAGGTGTGCGGAGCTTTCGGCTTTGAATTCGCGGAGGTTGTTCTCGTTTTGCGCAGTGCTCTCGAAGAGCTGGGCCATTGACCGCGTCGTCTCTCCCGCTTCTTTTAGCGCCTGCCGGTTGAGGTCGTAGAGTTGGTCAACACTTTTTCTCAGGTGCTCGATGTTTCCCGCCATTCCTTCGTGCGCGTCACAAACCGCCATCTGCGCCCTCCTTGTCTTTTTTCTTCGTCCCATTTATCTCGCGCATGTCCCGCTTCACGCTCTTGGGATTCGCGTCTATGAAGGCCTCGATGCTCGCGCTGTACTCGCGGAAAGCGATGATGTCCTCGTGCTCTTCGAGCTTCTTGTCCTTGAGCGCGTCGAGGATGGCGAGCATGGCGCGGCGGATCTTCTTGTACTCGGTGCCGGGATTTATTGCTTTTACTATCGATGGTTGTATAACATGATCTCGGCGATACCATCGCTGAAGCGCTTCGCAGGCATAGGGATCAAAGTCAGCAAATTGTCCAGTTTCCGGGTCGAAGGTTTTGAGCGGAAGATTTTCCCATCCTTCCATCAGTCCGCGCTGGACAATCCTTCGTTCTTTTGTGCGTTCGTCTTCTACGTTGGGAAAATATTCAGGATATTTGTCAATATCTACACAATAGTATCCTTCAATACTTTCTGCGTTTGAAAAAATCCCAGTGCGTGCGTCTACCACGTTTGGAGTCCCAAGATTGTCGGTTGTTCTGAAGAAATACTTCATTAGCGCCATCCTGCTATCATCTGAAAATGTTTCCAGCTAGAATCGTCACAATATCGTGGACCGTCATCTGAGGAGTAAGCCCTTACTAATGATCCCGCATCTATTGCTGGGGCAGTATCTGTAGCGTGAGCGTCTAGCTTTACTCTTTCACACGATAGCCAGGCTCCTATAATGGCATATCCGTAATCGATTATCGCATCGACTGAAAGGGTGTCGCCGCTAACAATAGGACCTTCAGTATGTAGGCCATTCGTGCCTTGGTCGTAGAATCCTCCTGATGCAGGAATGGTTGCACGCTGTGACCATGTCCCGCTTGTTTTTATATAGAACGCCATCCCTCCTGAGTCCATTACGAGCTTTGACCCGGAGGAAGGTTCTGCCACGCGTTGGTCGTAGCTGGTTACAATTACGCTGTCTCCGGTGACGCGGCATCTTCCATTGCTCGCATAAAACTCCCCGCTAATCGTGCAGTTATCCAGGATGGCCGATACCGCCTTGAGTATGCCGCTCGCCCCAAGCCAGAATCCCGTCCCGCTTCCGAGGTCCGTTCCCGCGTCGTTGAAGCGCGTCCCGCCCTTGATAGCGCCTCCGGAGAGTATCGTGATATACTTGGCGAAAAGCGTTTTAATGATTGCGGTGAGGAATGTCGTGAGGCCGGAGACGGTGATCCCGCCGACTCCGAGGTAGCAGAGATCGATTGCCGCTTCTCCGCCGATGTATTTGTAGTCGGTTGACGCCGTCCACGTTGATCCGCCCCAAACATAGATACCGATGGCCAGGTTCGTGGCCGCGTAGTTTATCATCCAGTCCCCGACGTTCGGCGTCACGGAAGACCCGTTGGTTATCGTTCCGTTGGCGTCGACAGCGTCCTTGCGGAATGCCCGCGTCGTGGCGCCTGCGAGAATACCAATCCCGCGATACTGCGGCGCCGCGTCGGCTATCGATACGCTCGATGATACCCAGGCCGATCCGCTGTAGTAGTACCAGACGCTCAAGGTCGTGTTGTAGTAGGTGTCGTTCGCGATCATGCCGGAAGACGGCGCGGTGGCGAGACTGCCCCAGCTTTTCGGCGTGAGGCGGGTCGAGTTGGCCAGGGTGATCGATGCTGCGGCCACGGTCGCGCGATACAGAAGCCCGGCGTCGAGGAAGAGGTCCCCGATTTCCGCTCCGGCCTGCGCGAGTGCCAGCGTGGCGAATACGGTAGTCTTGCCATCGGCCGTGTCCTGCGCGGCGTCGGCGGCGGCCTGGGCGAGCGGGTCGTTTATGGCGACGGACCAGGCGGACGCCGTCCAGACCTTCCATTGCGCCGTGGCCGCTGTGCGCCAGTAGTCGCCCTTGTGCAGGACCTTGAGCGCGTCCGTGGTCCAGGCCGTGGACGGATCGCCCGTCTGGGTGTAGTAGGTTATCGCTCGGTCCGTCTGGAGCCGGAGGGCGTCGTCGAGCCCGTCGGAGTATGCTTCGGCAGCGACTTGAGCGGCGGCGGCGGCGTTTGCGGCATTCGTCGCTCCGATTGCGCGATCGAGGGCGTCGAGCGCCGCGTCGTAAGTGGCCCAAGCGGCTTGATACGTCGCCGGCACGATCTGGATGTTGTTGAGCCAGTAGGCGGCCGAGAGAATACCGGTCGACGTGTAGAGGTAGGCGTTCAGCGCATCGCGGGCGTCGATGAGCGTCTTGAGCGGGCCGGTGGTCGTCGAGAAGCTCAGCGCGTCGGCGGCGGCGCGCGCGGTCCAGTACGTGCCCGTGGTCGATCCGTCGCCGTTGATCGCGTACCAGCGCGAGTAAATGGCCAGCTTTTCGCCCGGCGTTATGACGCTGTCGCTTGCGGCCTGGTCGCTCTGCCAGTTGGCGAGCGTGTAGACCTTGGGCAGGGCCTTGGCGAGGTAGAGGCCGCGGGCTTCGGCGTCGGTGAGAGCGCGGAAGAAAAGGACAAGCTCGTCTATGGTTCCAACCGTGAAATGGTTTGTTCCCTGGTACGATCCGTAGTAAATGTATGATCCGGCTGTGGGTTTTACCGGAGTAGCCATTGTCACGCTTCCGATATAAGCTCCGTTACGCCATGCCTTTATTACTCCGGTTGCCCAGTTGATTTCAAATGCGATTTTGCATCGTACATCGGTGAATCCGACAAAGAAATTAGAGAACTGCACCATTGCATAGGTTGAGCCCGAACAGTAAGAGAAAGCTAAGTCGTTGGTATTTTCTTGTCGTCTAGCATCGATATACCCTGCGGTATTCGAGTAGCCTTTGTAGTTTACAAAGGTTTGCCGAGTTGCAAGGAGATGCCCAACGTACTCGAATTCGATATTCCAAACGTCGGGAACTGCGTCGAGGGGTAGGATCGTTCTGAGATAGTCGTTCACGCCGTCGAACATGATCCCCTTGCCACTTATTCCATCGCAAGGGGTTACGCCGTAGGCCGTGAGGTTGTTCCCTTTGCCGGAGTTGTCGGGGGTCGGAGAAGAGTATTCGCCGGTGCCGATCTGCGCCTTCTGCATGGTGAAGGCCTGCGTACCGTTGCCAACGAAGACATGAGAGGTAGCCTCAGCGATGCTGGCGTTTATGAGGGCTGATTCTCCAGAGGCGAAAACACGTGGGAAGGCCGTGAGCTTGTACGTTCCGCCCGTGGTTCGATATCCGATGTAGTAAGTTCCCGCAGAGCCCGCGGTTATCTTGACGCGGACGTTTTTCCCGTTGAAGTCTCCAGCCCGATAGGCGTACTGCTGATTCGCGGCGACGACTAGCGAGCCGCCCGATACCGTGATAGGCCCGTTCGCGTTTGCTGTCCATCCGTCCGCCGTAGCGAAGTTGCTCGTATATGAAATTCCGTCTAGTCTGTCCGGGAAGTCCGGATGATCGTCGAAGCTGTAGTACGCCGCCGGGTCGAGCGGAAGCTCGGAATCCTGCAAGAGCCACGCACCACCGACGGCCAGGAGCATCGGGTTGCGGCCGTTGACGACGGACCCGGTATTGACCCAGGTGTCGCCGTTGATCGCGTTCGGGCGGGTGGAGATCGTCGGCTGGGAGGAGGAGATCCAGACCTTCGCGCCTGCGTCGGCCGCGGCCTGGGCATCGCTTATTCCCTGGAGCATGGCCTCCTGGATATCCGTGCTGATGGTGAGGGAGGAATAGTAAGCATTGAAAAGCGATACCATCGTCGCGCGGATGATCGTGGCCGTTGTTTCCATGGACACGAGGACGCCACCCGTTCCAAAAAGGTAATTGTACAGGGCCGTGTACGCGGCATTGTAGGCCACGAGGGATGCGTCGGAGTCCTGGATCCCGACGGAATGGGCCTGGGCGATGACGCGCGGGCGTTCGCTCTCGATTCCGTTCCAAATGGTGAGGAGAGCCTGCTTTTCGACAGGCGTCAGTTTACCGTCGTCGGCCATGTCGGATATCGCCGCCTGGGCCGCTGCGAGGTCGCCTCGGATGACCTGGACCGACCCGTTAGCGGCCGATGATTTCGTCGTAATGGAAATCTGCGCGTTGGAGTTCAGGCCTCCGACGGCGTCGATGGCCCCGTTCACCTGGAGGTCGCCGGCTATGGTTTTCAGCTTCGCCATCTAGTTCCTTCTCCCTACTAAGGCGCCCGGGCCTTCCTCGCCCGCCCGAATCGCTTCCTTGACTCCCGATACTGGCAAGCCGACCCCGTAGCCGACGGCCTCCGCGAAGTTCTGCGCTGCCTTCTGCCAGTCGCCATCTGTGACATTGATCGATCCTGCGTAAATCTCCGATACGAATGGGAACATAGGGCTTTGATAGGGCCGCTCGTTCGAGCCTGTGACGACTTTCTTGGCCAGGCCGGTGACGTAGGACGAAACGAGTGGGACGGAGTCCGTGAATTGCGTCATGGCCCAGAACGCCACGTCGTCCCGCTTGTCGTCGTCGTCGTCCTCAGGACCGCGCGAGACCATGCCGACCAGGATCCCGGCCAGGACATAGGCCCCGATCATGCGGACGGCCGCGCCCAGGCGCTTGTTCTTGATGGCGTTGGGCACGTCGTATGATATCTGCTGGTAAATCACGTTCAGGGCGCTTTGGAATTGCGTGAAGGCCTTAAGGGCCTCGCCGCCCTTCCCTTTGCTCTTGAAGAGCGGGGCCAGGTCGGCCGGATCGGCGGACGGCTGGCACTCCAGGGTGATGTCGTCGGCTATCTCGCTGGCGGTATAGACGTGCTCCTGGTGTTCGCCGGGCTGGACTCGGTAGGTCTTGGCCCCGATGGTGGCGAATTCGCCTCCCTTGCTTATCTTCCCCTGTGCTGAGTTGTAGACGGCCTTCCAGCCGATGGAAACGGAAAGCCAGTCCACGGCCTCGAGGCCCTTCATGCCCAGGTCGGATACCGTGGCCAGGGCCTTATTGACGCCCGGGTCCATCTTCGCCTTCCGGATGGCCTCAAGGATCGGGCTCATGACGCGGTGCTTCATGACCTCGGACTGCTTCACGGCCGCCTCGAATTGCTTGGGGCTTGAAAGGTACTCGAACGCCGCTCCGGCCATCGTGACGGGGTCAACGTAGGCCAGGAATGGGGCGGGCGAGGTGAGGGCCTGCTTTACGATGCCGGAGGTTTTCCAGCCAAGGTACGCGGCGCCCAGGTTCCCGCGGAGCGCTCGGACGATCTTGTCGATGCCGGCGCTCGAGTCCATGCTTGAGGGGTTGGCGATCTCGGTGATGCGCTCCTCGATGTAGCGCATGGTACCGGCGCCCCAGGAATTGACGATGGTATCGCGCAAGGATCGGGACTCCATCGAGTTCCCCTTGTAGACTGCGTTCAGGCTGCGGACGTAGTGGGTGTATGCGGTAAAATGCTCCTGGCGCTCGACGGCCGTGAGCCATGTCCCGTACAGGTCCAGCTTGATGGCCCGTTGGTTCTCGGGGGAAATCTTGACGCGGGATATCGTCATGCCCTTGTCGGGGCTTCGCTTAATGGAAACGCCGCCCACGTTCAAGAGTTCCTCGGCCTGGGCCTTCTCGTGCTTTTCCCCTGATGCGGACGTGTCCTGCCGGATCATGGGGACGTACGCGGCCACTTGGGACATGGTGTTATTGAATTCCTTTATGAAAACGTCGTTCATGCGGCCGAATTCGTCCTCGAAGTCCTGGCCGATGAGGTCCGTGAGTTCGATCATTTCCGGGGTCAGGGCCTCGGAAATCGCGCGCTGGAGGGTGACGATCTTCTCATTCGCCTCTAGCTCGAGGATCGTCCGGTCGGTCTCGGCGCGCTCTTTCTGGTTCGCCAGGTTTCCGAACATGATGGCCGCTCGGGTCTCCTTGTTCTCCAGGCCGATCCTGATATACATGAGGTCGGAGGCCGTGAAGGTCACGTCCGACTTGTCCGGGCCGATCCCGGTAATGGTTTTCTTGACCTTGTAGAGGTCTTGGGGCGTGAGGTTCAAGCGCTTCATTTCCGCCTGGATCTTCTCGATGCGGCGGTCCATGTTTCGGAGCTTCTCCGCCCGGGCCGCGCGCTCATCGGTGACGAGGGCCTTGGTGTTCCAGCCGTTCGTCCCCCCGTCGAGCTGGTTGGCGATGCGGGCCATGTTGTGCGTCTGGAGGAATACCGACCGGGAGAAGTTGTCCATTTTCTTGAGTTGTTTCCCGCGCTCGTCCGATCCGGAGGCGGAGGCCGGCTTGTATTTCCCGGCGGCCAGTACGTCGTTGATGATCCCGCGGGTGAGGAGGTAGCGGTCGCGCTTCCATTCCAGAACCTCAAAGTCGCGCTTGCGGCGTCCCATGGCTACGAGGTCGTCGATCCGGCGGGCCAGCTCCTCCAGATCGGCCAGGGACCATTCCCCGAGGGACCGCTTGGAAAGCATGTCGATGACCTCGGCGGACAGGCCGGAGTCCCGCGCGAATTCGGGATTATCCCGGAGGGTGGCGATGTCCAGGTATTCGCCCTTCCACTTGATCCGGGCTCGGCGGAAGTGCGGGTCGAGCGCTTTCTGGAGGGCGCGGATCTCTTCGCGCTGCTCGAAGGCGACTGACTGCGGGATCTTGGCCATGATGCGGTCGGCCAGCTCGAGCTTGTAGTCCCGGATCCGCTTGGCTTCCTTCTTCCGGTCCTGGATCTCCTTGACGTGGCCCTTGTATTCCTCGATCTTTGCCTCGGCCCTGTCCATCGCATCGACCCGGGCCTGGTCCACTTCCTTGTCCTTAAGGGCGGCCAGCTCTTCCTTGATGGTCTTGATGGCCAGGCGGGACTCTTTGCGCGCGCTCGAGAGGGCCTCGAAGAGGCTGGCCTGCTTCTCGGCGGACGCTTCCCGCGCCTGCTTTGCCCTGTCCTTGGCCCGCTCGCGTCCCTCCAGGAGGTCGGCCAGCTCTTTGTCCTGGGCCTTGATCTCTTTTTCGCGCTCGGCCAGGTCGCGGGTGAGGTGCCGGAAGTGCTTCTCGTAGGTGGTCAGGCGGCCGTCGATGTCCTGGTAGTCCTTCTGGGCCGTGGCCAGCTTCTCCTCGAGGCCGGACTTCTGCTCGTCCAGGTCCTTGACGTAGGCGGCCACGTCGCGGTCCACGACGATCTCGCCTGTGGCTATCTTCTTGCGGAGTTCCTCGTTCTTGACGGCGCGCTGGAGCCTTAGCCGGTCCTCGATGCTCGTTCGCGGGCGTCCTTCCCCGTCGTCGATCTCTGGCAGGGCCTCGGCCGTGGCGGTCTCGTCAACGTCCTGGAGCTCTTCGTCCTGCATGAGCTCGGCCCACCAGCGGCGGTACTCGGAAACGGCGCCATCCTTGCGCATGAGGGTGAGGATGGCCTTCTCGGTGCGCTCGGTGAGCTCCTTCCCGCGGCCCACGGTCAGGGCGGCGTTCTTGACGGTCGGATGCATGTCCTTCTCGAGTCGGGTCTGGATCTCGGCCTGGCGGTCGAAGAGTGCGGCTTCCTCGGCGTCGGCCGGAGCGTTGTTCTGGTCCGGCCCCAGGATTGCGTAGTAAATGGCCTGGAGGAATTCGCCCATGCGGCCGGATACCTTCTGGCGGAATTCCTGGTCGGCCTCGGCTGCGGGGCGCTTCTGGTCGGGCTCGCCATCCTGTCGGAGACGGTCGAAAGCCTCCTTGTACCAGGCTTCTTTCTGCTCCTTGCTCATGCCCTCGGTCTTTTCGTCGTTGTCTCCGAACGCCTCGAGGACGCCCATGAAGTCTTTCCAGTCGGTCGAATCGCGGGCGGTCTTGAGAATTTCGTCGTCGGTGAGCTGGAAGAGGATGGCTTCTTTCTCCGGGATGTTTTCCGACGAGTATGGCGGGATTGCTTTACGCTGTGAATCGCTTAACCCAAACCGGCTTTCAACGTCGCGCGCTTCGATTTCCCCGGCGGTAAGGTGATATATCGATATGCTTTTATCCGACAGCACTCCAAGCGGTTCAAGCTGGATCCTAAGGGTCTCTTCTTGGGCCTTGAGGTCCTCGACACTTTCATTCATGGCCAGGGACATTTCTCTGTAATCGATAGGCCGTTCGTTTATCTCTTCATATTGCGAGATAATCGTGTCGATGCTCCCTCCCTTGGCGAGGTCGCGCGCCATGTTGTAGGCGGTTGAGACGATTTCCCATTCCTTCTTGAGTTCCGCTCGTCGCTCTCGGATCTCGTCAGAATTGGCCCCTTTTGCAAATCCTTCTTTTTCCTGGATCCAATGCTGGATCTCGTGCGCGATGACTTTGTCCAATTCCCACTGGTTGGGCATGGCTTCCGCATTGACGAGGAGATACTTGTTTCCTGCGCGATCCTCCCCGAGTGCGGCGACAGGGCCATAGGCCTCGTCCCGTTTTGGAAGGCTTGCGACGGAAACGTTCTTTATCTCGGGATATTTCTTGTATAATTCGGGGTAATCAAGGATCTCTCCTAACCGAACGGCCTTGTTTTCCTGCAAGCGATCAGCGTGGAAATAGAAGGCGCTTTTATCGGATATTTCAGTCCGCCATTTCCCGTCATATTTCCCCTGGAACCATCCTGTCGCAAGCCGAATAGTCTCCTGGCTCTCGCCTTTCTCCTGCATGGCTTTGGCGACGCTTAGGCTTTTCTTTTCCTTAGTCTCGAGCTCCGATCCTTCTCCTGCGTACTGGAAAAGGACTCCCGGACCTTCCTTCTCCGCGAATGCCAACCTCTTCCCCTGCGCCACGTTGAGCCGGTACTTGTCGAATACCGACGAAAGGATCTTCTGGAGGACCGCGGGGCTTCGGATGTAGGACTCGTCCATTCCGTTCTTGGCCACGACGTAGACGGCCTGCTTCTCGCGGGAATACCCAAAATAAAAGCGCTTGGCGTCGGTCATGCCCTGGCCTAGCTGCGCATGGCTCGATCCTACGTCCCCAATCTTCATATTCCCCTTGGCGTCTACCACGCCGCGGCCGAATACGTTGAGGACGCCTGAGACCTGGGCCTGGGAATGGATGTCCGAGTAGGCCTTAAGCGACTCGGGGAATTTGAAGATGATCGTGGAGACCGATCGTGCCCCCTGCGCTTCCTGGAAAAGGGGTGCCTGTTCGGCTTTCTCGGCCACGGTCTGCGCGGCCTCGGAAATGGGGGAGGTCGGGTCCGCGAACATTTGGTCAAAGGCCGCTTTGATCTCGGGCGTGACCTTCATCTTCCCGGCGATGGTGCGGTAGGTGGAGACCATCCAATCGACGATCTTCTGGAGGATATTCCTCATGGCCGGGTTTTCTGCCTGGCCCGTCTCGAGGTACTTCTCGAAGCTGTATGCCAGGCGCTCCCGGTCGTGATCGGTCCAGGCGCGGGCCTTTCCCTGCTCGTCCACGACGCCGAACGCCGAGGAAAGCGTCTGGTAGTCCTCGGCCTGCGTCTCCTCGATCTCGTTGAAAAACGAGTGAACCATTTCATGCTGGAGTGTGCGGAAGTCGGCGCTCTGCGCGGCGTAGATGAGGGCGCGGGAGTCACGGAATACCGTCGTTCCCATGATGTTCCGGCGCGTGTCCATCGCGGCTACGGCGCGCTCGGCTTCAACGGGCATGGTCTTGGTGAAGGCCTCAGGGGCGTACCATTTTCGTATGTAGGCCTCGGGGGTCATGCCCACGCGGGCGGCGCGCTGCTTGACCTGCCAGGCGGTGAAATCGATCTGCTCGGTGGTCGCCTTGGTGAATACCTGGGCCATCTTCTGCTTGAACCCCACGAAATCCCGGACCTGCCCGATGTCAGAGTCGGCCTCGTACCATTGGACGCCGAATTCCTTCCCACGCGGGTTCTGCTCGGTCATGCGGGAGACGACGGCCTGGACCGCCTCGTTCTCGGTGTCCACGTCGATCTGGAGCCCGGGCGCGTCCTCGGCCACCTTTCGGATGAGGGCCTCGACCACGGCGTCGGAGTCGGCCAGGGTCGGGTCCACGGTCACGTCGGAGATTCGGACGGTGTCGCCTTCGATGGTGTAGTCGGCCACGCCATACTTCTCGCCGGTCTTCGGGCTTCCGGCCAGGACCTTGGCCGCGGTGGCCCCCTCGGCGCTCGTGGAGCCCTTCCTGGTTTGGACGTAGATGTCGCCCTTCTCGGTGCGGACGGCCGCCTCCCCGTCCGGGGTTCCGAATATCTCCTTGAGGGCAGGGGTGGCCGCGTCCACGTCGGCCTTGGCCTGGGCGTTGATTTTGCCCCTGCCCTGCGCGAGGGAGACCGCGCCCTTGGCGCCGTGGGCCACGGCCCCGTAGAGGCCGAAGGACAGGACGGAATCGGTTGCTACCTGGACCAGTCGCTCCTTGATGTCCTCGGGCCGGGCCGCTTCAAATTGCGTCCCCTTGAGGTTGTTCGATAGGGCCTTGGACCATTCCTCCCCGATGACGGAGACGACTTCCTGGGCCACTTCTTGGCTCGTTTCCCCGATGGCGGTCTTTGCCGTTTCCGTGAGGACCTTTGCCGCGCCGGCCTTTCCAAGCGCCGCGGCCGCCTTGTCGACGCCCAGGCGCTTGGCGAGGGCCATGACGGGGCCCTTGAGGGAGTCCTTGGCGAAAACCTTCATCATGCCCTCGCCCAGGCTCTTCTTGAGGAGCTCCTTGGGTATCTCGCCGACGCCCGGGAGGAATACGTCCTGGGCGAATTCGATGAAGCCGTTCACGCCACCGATCGCCATGGCGGCCTGCTGCATGATCGCCGGGTCGAGGGCCTGGCCGTTCTCGTCCTTCCAGGACCGCATTTCCTTGTAGGCGAGGCCGGCTTCGATTTTGGCCATGGTCTCGACGCTCGAGGAGACAAGCCCGACGGTGAACATGGCGCCTGCCAGGCCCGGGACGGTGAGGATCTCCTCGGGGACGAGAGCCTGCGGTCCGGCGACGCCAGCGGCGGCGGCCAGGGCTGCGCCCGTCCCGGCCAGGGCGGTGGCCCGGGGAAGCCCGGCCTTGTACCCTTCGACCTGGTTCTGGACGATCTGGCCGACCATTTCTGTCGCGCCGAAAAAGGCGCGCGGGAGGATGTCCTTGTACTGGATCGACGGCGGCATCTTCGCCTCGATGGCCGCGATCTCCTGGTCGATCTGCGCCGTGTCCTCGCCGTTGATCTCCTGGGTCATCTTCTTGCTGTACGCGATGCCAAGCTGGGTATTCAGGACTCCGGAATTCCAGGCCATGCGGGTCCGGTCGAAGAAGTCCTTGGGGCGGATCTTCGAGCCCTGCCAAGTCTCGACGGTGGCGTCCCAGTTGTCGTATACGGTCGAGGCGTCCTGCCGGAGCATCTTGCTGACCAGGACGGAGGACATGAGCTTGTAGGCCTCGTCCTCCTGGTCCTCGGGCGGAAGGTCGTTGAACGTCTGCGCCAGGCTCCGGGTATAGATGCTGTCCGTGAGTTGTTGCTGGTTCTGGTCCATTCCGGTGACGGCATCGGGATACTTCTCGCGGAGTACTCCTAGCCGCTTCTCGAAAATGCTATCGGTGGCCTCGTAGATGTCGCTCATATGTTGATTATCCCCTGCGATTTCAGCCACTTAGGATCTGCCTGGAGCTTGATTTTTTTTCGCTCCTCGGTCGTGAGGGCGTTCCATTCCGCAATCGACCCCTTGAAGTTCGGGGGCTTAATGGAGTCCCTGCCATAATCCTGCTCGTCGCGCTGCCCGCGGATCGCTTTTTTCTCCGCCTCTGCCGTTGCGGCTTGCTTGTTTTTATCCGCCTGCTTCTTGGCTTCCTTGTCCTGCTTTGCCTTGAGGTCGCTCGGGGATTCTGTTTTGACCCAGGAGTCCTTGTTCTTCACCATGAGGGCTTCGTCGAATCCGCCTTCGGGGATCATGTAGGCGTATTCCTTCCCGTCGATGAGGAAGGACATTTGCCCATTGTTGGCGTATCTGAGTTCGTATTTCACGTCAGCCCCGAAATCTTGAGGAATGAGTGATTTCTGGCCTTCGTAGAAAACCTTGAGAGACTTGATATTTGGGGCATCAAAAACAAAGTCATTGCTTTTCCCGTCTTTTCCATTGACGGGCCATGCGATGACGAGGCCTGAGAATTCTCCGGCCTGGATACGCTTCTGGTATTTCTCCAGCGGATCCTCTTCGAGGGGGGATTTCATAGCGATCCATCCGCCCCTAGTGTAATTTTTCAATCCATCGAATAGCTCCTTTCGGAAGTCTTCTGCTAGGAGGTCTTTGAGGAAAACGTCGTATTTTCTTGGGTCGGTGAGGTTCCTAGAGGTTTGCGCGTATTCCTGGAGTGCCCATACAATTTCCCCGGCTTTTGCGTCGTCGATCTTCTTGTCTTTTCTGACCTTGTCAATTACTCCAGCAAGCGCGGCGTCTTCGTATTCCGGGCTGTTGTTCTGCTTGGCCAGTGTCCGAAGCAGGTCTGTGGAGGCGATACCTTGAAACCCATTGATGAATTTCTCCCGTTCTGCCCGCGGGGCTCCGGCCCGTTCCATAGCGAAATATGCGGCTTTTACGTTTTCGTCTACTTCGTCCTGCTGGCGGTTTTGCTCCGCGGCAGAAGGACGAAGTTGCGCGTCGAGGACTCCCGCCCAGTACCGATACTGGGTGTCCTCCATGTCGGCCCGGGCTTTCCCTAGGACTTCCTTGGCCATGGGGATGTTCTTCCCGATAAGGAGGGTGTCGGACATTTCCTTGTCCCACGCCTCGGCGCGGAGCTTCCGGCGGGCCTCGGATTCCTTTTGTCCTATTGCGATAACGGTGTCCTTGTCGAAGGTAACAGCCGGAACGTCGTCGCCACCCGCGAGATATGCGGGATTAGCCTGGAGCCACCCCGCGAAAGATGTTACGGCCTCCATGCCGCCCATGTCCAAGACTTTCCTTACTTCCTGCACGACGTTGTTCTCGACGAACGGCGTCATGTTCTCTTTCCAGACGGCGTCATAGGTATCCTTGAGCATCACGCCCGAGTTGACGAATCGTTCGAGGCCGTCGGCGTATCTCTGGCTCATTTCGGCCGCGCACGTCGCTGGGTCGTCTTTTACCGTGGAGAGGATCTGGACGGTCGACGCGATGCTCTTCTTGAGCCCGACGTTGACCATCTGCTGGGCCTGGAATTGGCGCGCGTATTGCTCGTCGTTGACGAGGGAGTTCTTGAGGAAAACGAGGGCCTGGTCCTGGTAGAGCTTCCCGCCCGTTTCGGACTTGACCATGCCCTCCATGCGCTTGCGGAATTCGGCGTATTTCCCCGTGCTCCCGTCTTCGCTGATGAATTGGTCGTAATCCTCGTCGGTCTTGAGGCTTTCGCGGAAGCGCATGGACTCCTGGGCCAGGTTCGCCTCGATGCGGTCGAAGGCGGCCGCCTTCTCAATCTGGAAGGCCTGGCCGATGATGTTCATGCCCGTGTTGACGGTGTCCGGAATGCCTTTAAGAAACTGCGCAAATGGCGTCATGGTTCTCCCCTAGATCATCCCGAAGCTCATGGCTTTCCCGAAGAGGTTCAGCCCCAAGTCGATGCCGCTCTTGGCCCCATTGGCGATGTTCCAAATGTTGAACGGATCCGAATCCTCGAGGGCGTACTGGAATTGGCGGTTCTGCTGCGTCCAGGAAGCGTCCAATGCGGCGCGCTTCGTCTGGTACAACTGCTGGTTCAAGGAATCCCCGGCGGGATTGATGAAGCTATCCCAGTTAAAGCCCTCCCAGTCCTCTCTCAAATTGGCTACATCTTCCCGGGCCTGCCCTATGGTGAATTGAGCCGAGTCCCATTGGTCCTTGATTCCAGAGACGTTCGCGCGGAGGCCTCCCTCGATCGCGTCTCGCTGGATCTGCTGGGCCTGGGCGATGTTCTGGTCCAGCATGGTCCCCATCGTCTGAATCGATCCTGAATTCTTAAGGCCGGAAGAGGCCGCGGCTTGCTTGTAGGATCCTTGGGATTGTCGGGCGGCCGTGGAATTGTTGATGTAATCCGACCAAGCCGTACCGATCCGTCCGTCGTAGCCGTAGGCCGTCTTGAGTTGGTCGATGCTCGATTCGTTATTGGCCTCAGCCCGGCGGGACAGTTCGGCAATTTGCGCCTCTATGTCGCCAGCCTGCCGTTCGGATTCCTGCATCTGCTTGCGCCAGGTTGCGTCGGTGGCGGCTTCGGTTGCCGTATGTTCTGATTCCGCATCTTGTTGCTGCTGGTTCACCCTTTGGCGTTCTTCTTCGTTCGCCAGAGCCCCAAGGAGGATGCTTCCTCCCACGATAGGCGATACCAGGGTCGCCCCTCCCATGAGGGCATACTTCCACCAGTCGTTTTTCCAGTCTACTTTTCCCCAATCTAAGGCCATCTACAGTACCTCCACAATGAGGGCGAGGACGGTGGCCGCCAGGGGCGTGTCCTGGACGACGTAGACCCAGCCGTCGGTGTCCCAATCGCCATTGAAGGGGGAGACCTGGTCCCCGGTAAATTCGGTCGTTATGGGCAGGGGGAACACGGCCGCGGCCGTCCGCCCGATCTTGAGCGCGTAGGTCTTGTATACCCGGGCCAGGACGCGGGCAATCCGCTTGTCCTCCATCATCCCGACCTGGCCGTCGGCCGTGGTGGACATGACGCGGAGCATCCGCATCGTCGCGGTCTGGAGGATCCCGATTCGGTAGCTCGTCCCATTCGCCAGGCCGGCCAGGGTGAGGACGCCCCCGGAGACGGTCGCGGGCCCGAGGACGGTTGAGCCGTTGACGGCGTAGACCGCCTGGCCGTTCAGGTGCGCAAGCCCGGAGGCTGTCCCGCTGCCGGCCGTTACGGTCCGGGCATTGTCCAGGTGCTTCCCGGTCCAGTAGCGGTCCAGCTTCTCGATCGACCTGGTCGCCCCCCGAAGGACGGAGAGGTATACATCGTCGTCCCCGTCGGCCCCGGGCATGACGGCCAGGGATTCCACGGTCCCGGTCGTGCTAAAAAGCCACCAGCCGGCGGACTGGAGGGCCTGGTTGATCTCCATGACAGCCACGGTCCCGTCGGCCAGGACGCAGTAAAGCGTCTGGCTTGGATGCTGGGCGAAGTCCATATCTACCACGCCCGTGGCGAGGAGCTCGGAATTGAAGGAAATATCCTGGCTGCTGTATCCCTCGGAGTTGCTCGAGTAGGCATAGGCCAGAATGGATCGCGGGCTTGCGGCAAAGTAGCATTGCTGGCCGACCATGAGCGGCTGGAGCCGGGTGGATCCGTTCCTGGACTGGATGGTCGCGCTGGGGCTCGTGCCGGTGATCGACTCGGGTATGATCCATTCGCTCGAGGACGTGAGGATAATGAGGTCACGCGAGGAGACCATGCCCAGGATGTATTCGTTTTCGTCGCTGGCCAGTTCGACCTCGATAGCCGAGGCGTCCGTCACGACGTTCCGGCTCGTGTTGACCTCCTCGGTCTCTGGGACGTGCGGGTCGGCCCATTCGGCAGAGTCCTTGACCTGGGTATAGGTTGTGGTCACGGTCTCGAAGTAGTGGAAAGCCTCGTACTCGTAGGGCTCGGACAGCCAAACGGCCTGCGGCTGATTGATCGACCCGGCGAAAACCGCGCGCCCGGCCAGGGCAGAGACGCTTCCGGGGTAGTTCCCGGCGGACTGGAAGGGGAGGACGGTCGGGTTCCCGTCGATGTCGGTGGTGTTGCCGGTGATGGAAAGAGTCCCGAAGGCAAATGTCGTGCCGCCAGACCAGGACAGCTTCCGGGGGGCGTGGTTTCGGTGGCAGAAGAACATGGACCCGCCCAAAAGGGCGAATTGGAGCTCGGATATATCGGTCCAGGTCGTCCAGGGGACGCTGATGGTCGAGACAAGGGCGTCGTTCTGGATGACGCGCATCGAGCCGGAGGATATTTCCAACAAAAAGTTGGTCGTCGGGCTGCATTGGTATGGTATGAGGCGGGCTTTGGCGGCCGGCGCCATGATCCAGGAGGTCCCGGGCCTGTAGGTGAGGCCTCCCTGCGGGGTAGGCGCCCAATTCGTGCATTGGGACACGCATTTTTTCCAGGCGCCCAGGTCGAAACGGCCTGCGAATTTCTCGGAGAGGATGCCGCCGGAAAAGTCGGTCTGGACTTGTTTTTCAGGCATTGTTTTCCGTCCATAATCCCGGGTTGACCGGGCGCTCGGAGGCCTCGGATACGGCAGCCACGAGGGCCAGGCCGATGATGGACTGGAATTCCTGCATGAGATCCTGACGGGCCTCGCCGGTCACGGTCTTGGCGATACCAGCGGCCAGGCGGAGGACGAGGGCGTCGGTCATGATCGGGTCGAAAAGGGTGTAGTCGAGGGTATGGACGTAGACCAGGCGGGGGGCGTCCTCGTCCGAGTAGATTATCCCGAAGGCCATCTGGTACGGCGCTCCGTCCCCGACGGATTTGATCCGGAGATTGTCGGCCGGGACTGCGTATCGGTAGCTATAGGCCGACAAATTGGTCCCGAGGGCGCGGAGATAGCGCCAGTGGACGGTCCCGTCGGTGATGTCGGCCGCGGCGGTCGTCGGGCCTCCTGTCGCGTTGCTCGTGCCAGCGGTGATGCAGGCGTAGATGTTCCCGCCATTGACGCGTATGGCCCCGACGGCATAGGCGGTACTCCCGACCCAAGCGGATGCGGTGGCGTCCAGGGATACCAGGGCCACGTCCTTAAGGGCGACGGGCCAGGGGATGAGGCGGAGGATCTCGCCGCGGTACTGCGTGATGAATCGGCCGACCATGGCGGCATGGGGGTGCGTGGCGTCCGCGAAGCTGGTGATGGTCCGGGACCCCAAGCGGTCGAGGGCCGCGTTCGCTATTTCAAGGTCGGTCACGATTCTCCTCCAGGAAAGCCGGGGGCGCGGTGCCCCCGGCGGCTTGGGTTACATGGGCGTGAAGTTCGGGGGAACGTCCTGGCCCTCCGGAATGAAGAGCTTGGCGTCGGCGTAGAAAAGCACGTCCTGGTAGAGGGTTTTGCAGGTCGCCTTGACCCACTGGCCCTCTTTCGGCTGGGCCTTCTCGTCGGCCTTCTTGATGCCCTCGTCCGTCTGAATCATGTCCGGGCGGGCAATGGTGGGTTCCTCGAACCCCGCGGGGAGCTTCTGCGCGTCCTCGTAGTCCTTGGCGGACAGCGACTTGTTGTCCGCGGCCACTACGCGGCCTTCGCGGTGAGGGCGGAGGTGGCGGCGCCGGCAGAGCAGGTCTGCGTGCCGATGGTGAAGAGGGTCCGGACGAACTGGCGGACGCCCTGGACTCCGCCGGGAAGGCCGACGCGGAGGAAGGGCTTGTCCTTGCTGGCGATCACGTCAGCGATGGCGAAGGCCCTGGTAGCCAGGACGGTGCGGTAGGTCCCGCCTTCGGTGGCGCAGTCCTGGAGGGTGATCGTCAGGGTCGAGCCCGCGGTTCCCGCCATGAGGGTGGAAATCCATACCTCCCAGAAGAGTTCGGCGCCGTCGCCGTTGTCCGCTCCCGTTCCGAGATTGATGACGTTGGTGGAGATCACGTCGCCGGCGGCGCTGGCGAAGGACTGCGCCTCGCTCATAACGTGTTTACTATCGAAAGGCATCATGTCTTTACTCCTAATGGAAATAACCGGCCCCATACGGGGCCGGGCAGGCTCGGGTCTGCCTAGCTGAGGATCGTTTCGGTGTTGATGATGGCGTCCACCTGGCGGAGGCGCATCTGGAACACCTGGGTCGTCGGGCGGCCCCACGGGTCGTCGACGGTGTAGTTCACGTTCGCGCGTCCCAGGAGGTATTCCTCGATCGCGGTCTTCACGATGCTGTTGGCGTAGAGGACGATGTTTCCCTGCCCCGCGGGGAAGGAATTCTTGAGGGCCAGGATGCGCTTGACGATCTCTTCGCCGGACGCGGTTCCGTCGGTCTTGATGTTGGCGACGCGCTTCACGGCGCGCGGGTCCTTGACCGCCAGACCGAAGTGGGTGGAGAAGAAGGTCTCGTAGACCGGGTGCTTGCCGTTCGAGGTCGGGGCGTGGACCTTGCCGACGAATTCCCTCTTGATTCCCAGGTCGGAGCTGCGGCCGCGGGGGTAGATCAAGTGGCAGGTCTGGGGACCCCATTTGACCATCCAAAGGCTCGTGCCGTTCGAGGACGCGGCGGTTGCCGGGGCCACGACGGATCCGGAGGCCAGGGCGTTGTACCTGGGCTGAAAACCGGTGATCTGCGCGGGATCCGCGGCCCGGTTGCCGTAGACGATGTCGTCGGCCTGGGTCTGGCCCATGCCCTGGAGGAACGCCTCGGACTCGGACTGGAGGAGGGCGTCGCGGCTGGGGGCGTGGTCGGCCAAGTCGGCGTCCACGTCGGAGTAGTCCTCCAGCATTTCGATGTAGTCCTGGATCAGCTTGGTCTTCGAGGCGTGGCTGAGGATGTCCTCATTGTACAGACGCCTGGTTCCCGAAGGGATGACGGTCCGGACGGTGGTGTTGTTGACGGTTCCGTCATTGGCCTCGAGGATCGGGGCGTCAATGAGGATTTCATTGGTCTCGGACAAAGCCTCGATGATCTTGCGCGTCTCGCCATTGGCCTGGCGGCGCGCTACCTCGAGGGGGGAGAGCTGGTCTATCGCGTTAAGGGTGGCCATTGAAGGCCTCCGGTTTTATATTCCCGGGAACGCAAAGCCTTTTTCGGTGGATGATCCTGCGGCGTTCGCGCCGACGAGGGAGTCCTCGCGGAGTTCTTCGCCCACGGCCGACAGGAATTTCATGAAGCCCACGTCGCAGTCCAGCCCGCGCTCGCTGATCTTCTTGATGATTTCCTTGTCCCCGAAGGTGGTGACAGCGCGCCGGATGTTCTCGATCCTCTTGGGGTACTTGTCCCCGTACTCCTCGCGGAGGGCCGCCTCACATGCCTTGGCTTCGCTCGCGCGGGCCGCGGTTTGGGCCGCGGTCGCCTGAATCGACGCCTGGAGCATGGAGGAATGCAGCTTCGAGGCTTGGTCCTGGGACAGGCCAAGCGAGAATACCAGCTCGCGGAATTCCTTCGTGGATTCGGTCGTGTAGTTCATCCCCTTGGGAAGGTCTTTCGGTGCTTCCAGGGAATAGTCTTGTGGGGTTTTGGGCCGTCCCATCTTCTGATGGAATGCGTCCCATGCCTCTTGGGGGGCGTCTTTCGCCGGCGGGATGATGGCGGACCCTAGCTTGCCTTCGAGCTCGAGATATGCCTTCCCGATTTCCGAGATATCCCGGAATTTGGTCAGGCTCGCGTTGCCCTGGAGGTCGGCCTTGAGCTGCTTCGTCCATGCGGGTATGTCGCCCTTGCCCTCCGCGGTCGCCAACGGCGTCGCGGGCTGGGCGGTGGCCTGGGTCTTCTCGGGCTCGCTTCCCTGGCCTTGGGCCGGGGTCGTCTGCGCGGGGGTCTCCTTCCCACCATCGCCGGAATTGGCTGACATTACTCCGTCCAGGAAGCCTCCGGTGCTCCCCTCCGTAAGCGCGGGCGCGGGCGAATTATCCGATGTCGGGTTCGTCGGCGCGGTCTGTGCGTCCATGCGGTATCTCCTTGGGTTCTGTCGTGAGGAGGGCCTGGGTAACGTCGACCAAGTCGCGCATCCCTAGCCTGTCCCTTAAAAGAAAAGTGCCGAAGTTCTTGAGCTCCATCGTCCCGGGGGAATCGGCGTTCCGCCAGAATCCCAGGTCGTCCAGGAGGACGGCCAGGACGAACGTGCCATCGATGCCATCGAAAACTATGCGGAAACGGCGCTGGATCTCCGCCATCTGCTCGTCGGGGTGCTTGTCCTTAAGCCATGCAATGGCGGGGTTCATCGCTTGCCTCCGGCGGCCTTACCCATGGACTCGAGGAGTGATCCGGGCTGGACCTGCTGGTTAAGCTTGTCCACGTTGGCCGCGATGGTCTTCTCCTGCTCCATGCCCATCTGCTGCTGCATCATCTGCTGTTGCTGGGCCGCCACGGCTTTCCTTACCTGCTCGACCTCCTGGTCGTCGCGCTGGATGATCGCGGGCATCGATAAGCCGTCCAGGATGGCCTTCCCCAGCTCGTCGGGGTTGATCCGGTCCATCATCGACGGGATGGCCTGGGCCACGGGCAGGAAGACATTCAGGGCTTGGGTCACGCCCTGCGTCTGGTAGTATTTCTTCTGCGCCTGGGCCATCGGGCCGACGTAGTCGATCTCGATGCGTCCGCCAACCGCCTGGAGATCCTGCGGGATGGGCGGGATTTCTCCCCGGCGCTGGAGGATGGCGAACATGCGCTGGATGCAGGGCTGGAGGACCTCGGACTCGAAGCTGTTGATCGTCACGCCCAGGATCGCGGCCTTCTCTCCCTGGAGCTCGATGACCTCGCGGACAGTCTTCTCATGCCCGGACTGCTGGGCCTGGGACAAGAGGAGATAAAAGTCGACGTTGAAGGAGTCCTTGACGAGCTGGGACTGCCGGTTCACGGCGTCCAGGCTGATCGGGTAGTTCTGCCCCAGGACGACGGGCTCGATCTTCTGTCCGGCCGCGTTGTAGTTGTAGCCGTGCGGGACGATCTGCTCGAAGCCCTTCATGGACTCTGGGATATTCAGGGGCGGGTCGGATATCATCTGGGCCAGGTTGATGGTCGTCCTCGCCATTTGGTTCAGCATCTTGATGTCGGGCAGGGCGTCCATGGTCGCGCTGCGCCCATAGGTCTCGTATGAATTGCGTGTCGGGCGCCATACCAGGTAGGGGAATTCGTCGTATCCGCCCGTCCGGAGCATGTGCGAGTTCTCGAGGTCGAGGTAGTAGGACGCGAATCTCTTGGATCCCGCGGCCTTTCCTGCCGATCCGCGGGGCATGACAGCGTGGAGGATCCGGACTTTCTCGTAGGGGTTCTTTTCCGCTCCCAGCTTGACGTTTTGGTAGACGGAGCTCTCCCCGAATTGGGAAATCATGGCCCGCCTTGTCATGCGGAATTCGCGGAAGAGGGTGTCGACCTCGCCGTTTTCGTCCTGGGCGATGAAGGACTCGAAGGGATGGCGCGGGGAAAACTGGATTTTTCCACCCTCTCCCTCGCCGATATAGACCACGGCCGTCCCGGAGCATCCCGAGTCCGGGATGAATTCGCTCATGGCGTCGTAGAAATTGGACATGGAAAAGGCGCCGTACATGATGCGCTCGACTTCCTCGAGCCAGCGTTGCGCGCCTATCGGGGTCTTTTCTTTTCCCGCGATTCTAAGCTTGAACCAGGTGGAATTCCGGGGGATCATGTAGCCCTGGAAGCCCTTGGACTGGAGCCCCAGGTACTTGATGGCCTCGGTGTTGTAGAGGCGCCTGGAGGGCTTATTCCCCTCGGTCTCCGCGTCGTCCCATGTCGAGCGGCGGGGGAGGGCGTACTCCATGCATTCCTTGATGAGGCCTTCCCACGGCTGGCGGACGGTGCGGAGTTGCTCAAGTTGCTGCTTGAGGTCTTCCTTGAGCTTCTCGTCTTGGATGGATCGGTTTTCGGGTCTTGCTTCTGCTTTCACCGGCCCCGCTCTGATTTGAGCTTGAGGCGGTTAAGCGTTTCCTCATCGAGGGCGCCCGTAGGGTCGAGTCCGTTCTGGGCCTGGAAGGCCTTCACGGCGGCGAGAGTGTCGTCACCGAAGTATCCGTCGGGGGAAGAATTGGCGCCGGCGGCATAAGCCCCGGCCTTGGCAAGCATGGTCTGTATGGGCTTGAGGCCCGGCTGCTCGGTGCGGTGGTCCTTGTCTTGGTACTCGAAGCGGGCAGGGGCCTTTCCATTCTCGTCGGTCTTGAAGTCGAAGCCCTTCCCCTCGGGAGAGGCGTTCGCCGCGGGCTCGGTGCCGATCGGCTGGTCCCCGAAGGTCACTGGCTTGGAGGGCTCGGGGTTCTCCGCCTGGGTCACGCCCAGGAATCCAAGCTGTCCGGCCGCGGGCTTGGTTCCCATGGCGGCGTAGGCCTTGTCCTTCTCCGCCTGGGACAGCATGCCATTCTTGGCGGCGAAGTCTATGGCCGCGACGAGGTCGCGCTGGCTGAGGGTCTTCTCGAATTTGCGGATATTTTCCGGGTCGCCGGACTTGATGGCTGCTTGGTAGGCGTTGGCGAGGTCGTAAAGGCGGTCCGTGCGGGAGTCGGATTTCTTGGTAGGTAGTTTCTTGATTAAGCCCGAGAGGGCGCGGAATGCTTCGCCGACGGGATCGACGAGCCAGGGGTTGACCCCAAACTCTTGTACGCGGATTTGGCTCGGTGAGAGTTTCGAGAGGTCCGTCGCCGGATCGCCCATATTCTCCCTCTCCTGTAAAAGACCGCGGCGATGGTCGCCACGAAACCGACGTAGTAGATTGCCCAACCTACGCCCGTTGATCCCGCAAAATGCTTATCGAAGGCGATGTCCGAGGTTCCTCCGGGTATCCCGAAGAAAACCAGGACGGCCAGGATCCCGGTGATTGCCCACCAGGTCGCCCTCTTCTTGGCCTTCCACGCTACCAGCTCGGCGACGCCTAGCAAGAAAAGGCACTCGCCAAGCACTCCGCCGATGGAAACGAAAAACTCGTCCCGGAAGACTGCCGATGTCGTCCACCCGGTGATGAACGTCGGGTTGAAGGACAACCATCCGAACAGGCAATGACCAAGCTCATGGATCGGCGAAAGCGTGAAGTAGGCCACGTCCTGTAGAAAATCGCCAATACCCATAAGCCCCCCGGCTCATTCCAGTATACACCTTTATAGGCCATGGTCAAGTGGATCGTATTTTTGCTCCCTCGATCGCATGGAATTCATTGGGTCGTGGCGATCCCCTCGAGGGTATACGGCGCATAAGTCCTCCTCGAGGACGCGGGCCAGGCTGTCGAGCATGTCGTCGTGGGCCGTGAAAGGGAAAGCCTTGTACTCGTCCTGAATGAATATCTTGACGAGGTCCACGGGCGTCTTGTCGTATTGGGTATATGGAGCCGTATTCGGAAGGAAAATCCGGCCCTGGTTGAAGAGCGGCAAGAGCTTCCGGATCCGGTCTGGCTTGGGCGTCTGACCACCTAGTTCTATGATAGGAAAGCGGTAATTGTCTCGGGTCATGCGGTCTTTCATGTGCTCGATGTCGGCCTGGAGCCCATACTTTTCGTATCCGACCGCGACGGGGGTGTAGTCCTGGTGCAGCTTGAAAAGGATATTCGCGCGCTCCACGAGGTTCAGGCGGTCCCTGATAATCCGGAGGACGTAGAGATTCCGGTCGGCTCCCAGGCCTACTACCCAGAAAACCGAGTAATCCGACCCGCGCTTCTTCTCGCTTGCCGGGTCCACGAGGATGTAGACGTTCAAGCCGTTGAAGCGGTCGGCATTCCAGAAGCGGAGCCATTCCTCGCGGAAACCCTGCGCGTCCTGCTGAACCGGGTCGTTGAAGAGCTGGCAGGCCGAAACGTAGGGGCCTTGGTCCCGTACCTTCTTCGCCAGGATTTCCTCCGGCCAGAGTACGGGCTTGCCGTCGAGCTTCCCGTTTTCGGTGGCCGTATATAACCGGAGGATGGCCGTCTGGTTGTCTATGAGCATCTGGTAGGTATCCGCGTAGTGGTAGCGGGTCCCGACGAAGCCCTGCTTGCCGTCGACCGTCCCGAGGTTGTAGGAAAGCCGGATCGAATCGTTCGTCTTGGCTATCATTTCCGGCGTTGATACCGTGTCCTTGGTGACTACGTCGTCGTATCGGCGATATTTGAAGTGCTTCGAGGTTGGCTGCCCGTCTACCAGGCCCCAGGCCTCGACGGTCGCCTCCTTGGAATTGCTCGTCCGCTTGACCGTGATCCCCTCGTCCTCGGACCATTTGGGCGATTCCTTCTTGGGGTTCTGGTAGAGGATCTCGGGAAAAAGTTCCTTAAGGCTCTCGTTCGTCTCGAGCTCGTACTTGATCTGGCGGAGGAATGCCTTGGCTATCGGCCGGTTGAAAGAGAATATGGCCGTCGTCCCGTTCGGGTCGTTGATGATGTCGCCGATCGTCCCGTTGAAGGTGAGGATCGTCGATTTGTAATGCTCGCGCGCCCAGAGGTCGAGGTATCCCCAGGGGTTCTCCTGGACCTCGCGGCATCGCTCATAGACCCAATCGTTGTCCGCGTCCGGCCGGTGGAGGATGTGGACCAGGCGGAAGAAAGGGTCGTTCCGGGTTAATGTCCGTAGGACTTCATGGGTCGACCCCTCCTTCTGCGCTTGTTCCAATAATAGCTTGTACGATAGATTCGCTTCCTTTCGGTTCACTCTGCGATCCTCCGTTGATTATCTTGGCGAGTAATTCGGCTACGGCCGGGGTCATTTCCCCGACGTGCAGGTGGTTTTCTACGGTATCGCCCCGCGGCGGCGGCGCTTCCCTCGCGTATCCCATAAGCGTCATGAGCTGCCCGAGGGCCTTCTGGCGGTCGACGAATTTCACGGTCCCGGTCTTGGCGTCAATGCTTTGGATGAGCGTGGCCATTTCGCCCAGGTTGTCCCGGTCGATCTCCGGGCGGAGGAAGCCTTGCTTGTCGATGATGTCGAGCGGGTTGAAGAAGGCCTGGAGGCTCAAGGATCGGGCCAGCGTGTACTCGATGCGCTCCCGGAGCGAGGCAACGGACTGGTCGCAGAGGTAGGCGATCGCGGCCCTGACGTGCGGCCGGCTCCTGACGCGGTTCCCTACGGTCGCCCGGCGCTCCGGCGGGACATCGGGGTAGGCGTAGGCGACGGCCGCCGACAGGCAGAAACGTCCATCGGCGAGGTACGAATGGACGAATCGCTTCTCGCGGTGGTTCAAGGCGTCAATCGGTGTCGCCACGTCTTCCGGCGTTAAAAGGGCGTCGGGCATCGTTCTCCTGGATTATATTCCTTTTTCCGGGGGCTGTCCTCCGGATCCCTTCACCTCGCCGAGGATAGTGTTAAGAGCCTTGCATCCAATCTTGCATTTGGGCGTAGGTTCGCCAGGGCACGCTTTGCAAAACGCCTCCGCCGCGTCGCGTCTGCCATGGGCGCGCTGGGCGGCATCGCGGGCTACGATAGCTATTACTCTATCCTGCACGTTTAGTGAGGCAAGGCTAAAAAGAAACTCCCGCGCCTCGTCCTGGCCGCTGGGCCAGGTGGGTTCGTATGTCAATACGAAAATGTCCGGCTTGCATGGATAGAACTCGCCCTTGATGCCCTTGATTATGTAATCACCTTTATCCGCTCGGTGATCTCCTTCGAGTGTCGGGATGATAACGCTCTCACCATCGTCAGAAAAAACATGAGGGACGGAAAGCCATCCGATAGGCCATCCAGGCTCCACGCTTCCGCCCACAAAAACAAACGCTTCAATCTCAACCGGCTTTTTTATGTACTTCACTTATTTACTCCTTCCCCGATGGGGTAATGGGCGGCGTGTAATTCATCTCGGTTCCGATATAGCACCCTTGCCCGTTAAAGCGTTTCACTTGCCAACCACAAGAACATTTATCCTTGTCCATTCCATTCCCGCCCCGATTACATTCAGAGCAAGCTGTCCAATGCATGCCGTTCTTATCGTTGAAACTATGACGGGTTTTCATTTCGGCTCCCCCTTCCCGGCGGACAGGCGGGACAGGACGGAGAGGGCGTCATCAAGATTAGTCAACGCTATGCCGAAAACATCGCCGTCTAAATCGAGAGTAACCCGCTGTCCGTTATCTTCGCCATAATAAGTTTTGTAATTCGGCTGTAAAAGATTGTTGATTTCTCTTGCAGCATCCTCCAGCGCCCGCACCGTCTCGGCATCGTCGGCTTGCGCGGTGTCGGCGCGGCGGTCTAGCTCTTGCTTCACGCAATACTGCGCCGTTCCTGGGAGTGGATCGATTAAACCGCATTCACGCAGAGCGTCGGATATGCTCCATTCGCCAAATCGTTTTCCGCTCATTTTTCCGCCCGTTTTGTGGCCTCCTGGGTTTTTTTGAAGCAGTTATCCGCGCAGTCTATCCCACCGCCAGGGCAGCCGACACACTCGCTCATTTGGGGGCCTCCTGTTTGAATGTTTCGGCAAAGCGTACAGCATTTTCTTTTTCCCAAAACAAACCAAGTGCGTCCGGAGGTGAACCCGGACTATAGACTTTTACAACCGCCCAAGTTACCGTCCCTAATCTTTTTTGCGGATCATGGCACACTACGAGATTGTCTACCGGATAATCCTGGAAAGGTATTTCAAGGAAATCCATGTCGAATATTACATATTCCATCCTCTCCCCTCCTCCGCGTTGGGCGTCTGTATCGGTCTAACATGCTGATAACCTGCGAGGGCTATTCGCCCGAGTCAGGTTGATTAGCTTGTTCGGTGCCTTCGGCAAAGCGACAGCCGAAGTCATCCGCTATCAAAAGTAGTCGGCATTTCCGAATACAAGCCGACCGGAAACTTCATCACTCGAACAAGACCCAAGACCGCTATACTCAGTGTCTTTTTTGTAATGCCGACATTCGTAACATTGCATTGTTAAACTCCTTTGCCGAATGTTTGCGCCTGTCGGCATAACTTATTATGACGCTTTGGCGTCCGCCGAACATTGAGTTGACCTGCAATCTACTGATTGTCAGGTCGAACTCGTTGTTAGATGTCGCGGCCTGCTACTTTCCAGCCGGTCGTTTATCCAGACCTTTTTCGGCGAGGATTGCGACAAGATCGTCAACGTGCAGACAATCCACCATGCAGGCCATGTCGTTCGGTGCCTGAATTACCGCAATGTTTCCATTGCAATAATCGTTGCCGGGAACTGCGCTATGCAGAACGCCGAACGATACGATTTTCCCGCCTTCCAATTTGACGATCTTGTCGCCGTTCTGTGCTTCCCGACCATTTCGGTAGTGCATAAAAACTCCTTTGCCTGATACGCTCAGGCCGCGATTTAGTTCGTGTCCGTAAAACTTGTTTTACGGCTAAGAATCCATCTAACATCCCGCTTACGCGCGACAGCGTAAGCTTAACCCAGCAGACTTATACAGCCGTGTGACAACCTTGCGCGCCACGCACGTCACGACGTGCCCAGCGAGCTGGAGCAGCGCCGCCGTGCCGACGATGGCTAGGATCAGCGCGTCGAGTAGGCGTGATAGTTTCATGACTCATTCCTTTCGCGGAATCTCCGCGCTTTCGCTAGTTCTCCGATCTCCCTCATCACGGCGGCAACCTGTTCCGGTGTCGCGTATTCCTCGTTGTCCTCCAGGAGGGCGACTGCCATACTCTTGGACCGTATCGCCCGCATTTCATCCTGGATGGCCTCGCGCGCCCTTTCGATGACGGCGATGTCCGGCGGGGCAGGCGCCTTGCTGTAGGCCGTCGTGTAGGTCTTGAAGAGCTGCGCCACGATGTAGCCAAGCTCGTCCTCCGGTACGGTCTGGAGGTATGCCGCCATCGCCTTTTTCTGGCCGTCAGGATAGGGGACCCCGTAATAGCCTTGGATCTCGGCCACGAATGCCGCCGGAGTCATGCCATAACCTCGCTGGACAACCGGTTAACCAGGGGTAAGGCTGAACGCGCTAGGTCGTCCTGGGGTAATTTCGCGTCCGGCCCGTTTTGCGCTTGATCTTGGGCCAGTTCGGCCAGCCAGTCCCCGGACAGGTCCTCGGGGGTAGGGCGCCGCTTGAGCTCTTCGAGGATCCGCTCGAAGGTCCCGGCCGCGGAGAGTGCCGACGGGGTCATGGGCTGGGATCGCCAGAATCGGTCCGTCGAGGACTTGAGCCGCCAGAACGTCCGGAGAAATTCCTTGGCGAATGGTTTTTCCTCGCCCGGCGGCGCGAACCGTCGGATCAGCTTGGCCAGACGCTTGTTCCCCTCGCGCTCCTTCGGGAAGCTCGCGTACTGCGGCTTGCCGTTCGGTCCGTGGTTGAATCCGGCGAAGGTCTCCCAGAGAACATCCTCGAGGGTGTCTTCCGGTGGAGTCGATTCGAGCTCGAGGTCCTGCGTAACCGGCTGCGGACTTTCCGCGGCCGGCTCTTGTATTCCCTCCCTTTCCCTTCCCTTCACTTCCCTCCCTCCCTCGTTCCCTTTCGCTTCCCGGTCGTGCTCTATCACTTCACCATCACTTCCCCGTCGCTTCACCATCACTTCCCCGCGTGAAATCTTCTCTGGGGCAGGGTAGCGGGAATCCTCGTGAGCTTCTTTTCCAGAAAGGACTTGATGCCTAGAAAAGGCGTTCACCTGGATTAAGGCCACGGGCTCGCCGTCGATGTCGGCCGTGTAGCGCGTGATGAATCCGCCCTTGGTGAGCTCTTGGAGGAGCTCGTCCATGTTGATCCCCTGGTCGTAGGGTAAAAGCTGGGCTCGGATCCATGCCGGACGGTCCTCGAGGCGTCCTTTGCAGTCGGCCAGGCACCAGAGGCCGGGGAAAATGTACCTGGCCGGGAAGCTGCAAGCGGCGAGGTCTTCGTCGAAGTAGGTCTCGGGCTTGATGTGCCGAATGCGGGCCATTTTCTATACCCTATCCCTTATCCAGAGCCCGAGGAGGATGAGCACGATGACCCGGCGCTGCTCGCCGAATTCCTTCACGCGGACGCCTAGCCTGTAGATGATTCCCCTCATGGTTCGTACCTCCATAATTTCGTTGAGGATCCCTTAAGCCCGTGCGCGGCTCGTGCCTGCTGAATCTTGGGCTCGATGTGCGGGAAGTCTTTGACGAATGTCTGCCAGCCGTGGTCGTGGTATCGCTTATGGCACCAGAGGCAGAGGGCCAGGAAGTTCTCCTCGTCCTCGGTCCCCGGAAGGGAACGGCGGGCGATATGGTGGACCTCGCTTGATGCGTGTTGGCCGCATGCCTCACACCAGGGATGCTCCTGGGCGTAGTCGCTGGCCTCTTTGCTTCTACTCTTCAACAAGATGGATGCTCCATTCTGCGGCCAGTCGATGCAGTACCTCGATGAGGACCGATGCCTGCTCGACGGTCGCGGTAGATTCTGAATTGGCCAGGACGTCGCCGTTCGGGAGGGTGGTGAATCCCCAGCCTTCCGAGACGGCTTCGGCCTTGGCGTATTCCTTGACGGCCTGGAAGCTCGCGCCGGTTTCCATGGCGATCTGCTGGACGTGGCCGTTGATATGATGGCTTTGGCTTCCCTCTCCAGTCGTGCGCGGCCGGCGGGGAAGGTCGATCTTGAGGGTGTAGCGGTCGTCCGTCTTCTGCGATCCTGCCCGGAAGAGCTTCGCCAGGAAGGGCCGGTAGTAGCCGTCGACCTGGAACGTCACCAGAAGGTGGGATCCGGTCTTGATCCGCTGCGCCCTCAAGATTTCGACCATGGGACTAGGCCACCTTTTTCAAGAGGTTGTAGAGGTGGAGGCACTCGCGGAAAATGTCCCAGTGGAGATCCCAGTCTCCGATCATCCTGGCCTCGAGGTCCATGTTGTCGCTCTTCCCGAGGCGGATGATGAGGACCTGATGGACGAGGTAGCCGTTTTCTCCGAGAAGTTGCCGATATCCGCCGGCTACCTGGTGCATCATTTCCCCGTAGATACCGCTGGAATTGGTCTTGAAGTCGACGAGGGTAGGGACCCCGTCCAGCTTGCAGTACATATCGATGGTCCCGCCGTACTTCCAGCTCTCGGAAACGAGTCCCATTTCCGAATGCACGTCCTCGATCTTGTGGCCCTTCTCCCAATCCAGGTACTTGATGAAGCCGTTCACGGCCAGGTCGAGGAGGTCCTGGGGGTACTGCGTGGAGTCGAAGGGCATGCCCGTGAGGTGGCATTGGATCATTTCGTGCGCGGCCGTTCCGGCCTTGGCGGCGGCGTCGACGTACTTGGTCGTGTCGATGCCCTGGAGGCCCATGCGGTTAGCCCATGCGATGAGGGCGGGCTTGGCGAGGACTCCGAGGACGGTTGTTACGCCCGGGACCCGGGTCCCGTCTGCGGTCTTGTACACGGTATGCTGTCGGCTCTTGGAAGCCAGGGTCTTGTCAATTACTGCCATGGGTTTTCTCCTTAGAAAATGTCGTCGGGGATAGGTTCGTCAAAGGTCTTTGCTCCAGCCTGACCTTCCGGCTGCTCTTCTTCTTTTTCTTCCGGATCTAGCCGTTCCGCAAGTTTTTTGGCGTACTCTTGCTGGATCGATT